TTTTATAGCACCGTCTTTTTTAGAACGGCCAGAAGACCCACCAGAACGATATATCCTGTTTGAAAAAACTAATGGGTCCAAGCAGAATTATATTCATACTGAAACCTTTGCGTTTCAAAGTTATGCTGAAAGCTTATATGAAGCTGCTAAGTTAAATGAAGCACTGAAAGAGTGCTTGGATAATATGATTTATGATACGAATTTAAGTCGGTCAAAACTTAATTCTGATTATAATTTCACTGATCCAGAAACTAAAGAATACCGCTATCAAGCAGTTTACGATTTCACATATTAGGAGAAACTAATGGATAAGAAATTTAATTTTTATGTTAGAAGTATTATTGCCAAAAGATTGGGTTGCCACGTTGAAGAAGTTTATTGTGTTTGGTTTTCTAAGACACTTCAAAATGCTAAAGGGTTGTTTTCAAGTGATGTAGAAGCCTCTAATGGTATGTATTTTGAAGCAACTTACAACGGTGACAAAGAAGAACTGTATCTTGATTCTTACAAGAAAGAAAATAATGAACTTTTGAAAGTCACATTATAGGAGATGAATTCATGGAATTAATTGTATTTACAAATAATGGACAAACATATCACTTTAATGATGTTACTGAATTTAGACCAACCACAACTGGTTTTTCATTCACATATGTTGGGAAAGCAACTGGTGTTGAACGTGGCGCAATGTTCAATAACACATCAACCGCTGGATATGCTTTAGCGCAAGTTAATAAATAGGAGGACACATAAATGTCAGATGCTCAAAATGTTTCAACTGCAAAACCAAAAGTGGGTGGCGCTGCTTATACTGCACCATTTGGAACAACGCTACCAACAAATGCTATTACTAAATTAGATCCAGTATTTAAATCACTTGGATATATTTCAGAAGATGGTCTTACAAACACAAATAGTCCTGATTCAGATTCAATCAAGGCTTGGGGTGGCGCTACCGTTGCTGTCGTTGACAAAGGTAAAGAAGACACTTTCCAATACACCTTAATCGAAGTATTGAATATTGATGTTTTGAAAGAAATCTATGGCGAAGATAATGTTAAAGGTGATTTGGCAACAGGTATTAGTATTGATGCTGGTTCGGACCCTTATGAGCCTCATGTTTTAGTTTTCGATATGATTCTTAAAGGTGGAGTTCTTAAAAGAATTGTAGTTCCAAGTGCAACTATTTCAGAAGTTGGAGATATTGCTTACACTGATGAAGATGCAATTGGATTTGAAACCACTATTACTGCAACACCTGATGCAACCGGTAAGAGTCATCATGATTACATGCAAAACTCAAAAGGTGAAGATACCGCCCCAACAGAGGAAAAAGGAGAATAGTTAAATGATTAAAGGTACAACTAAATCAGGATTTAAATATTCGATTCCTGAAAAGCGTTTGGATAATTACGCTTTGTTTGAAGCAATTGGTGAAATTGATAATAATCCATTCGTAGTTCCTACAGTACTCAATCTTTTACTAGGTAAAGAACAAACGGACCAACTAAAGAAACATTTTGTTGATAAAGATGGAATTGTTTCTATCACTAAAATGACCAATGAAATTCAAGAAATTTTTGAAGGTCAGAAAAAAGTAAAAAACTCTTAATCCTTGCCTACATGATGAAATTCGATGAAGATGCACTTTTGTGTGATCTAGCCGAAACATATCAAATATACGATTTCAAACAGTTACCTTTAACCAAGGTAGCTGTTTTTTCTTTAGGTTTGAAAGATGATTCAAGAATCAAAATGAAAATAAGAAGTCAAAAACTGGACTTAGAAAAACTACTTTTAATGTCTGTTGCTGACAATCTTAAAATATTGCTTTGGTCCAAAACTAAAGATGCACAAAAAGGTAGAAATAAGCCAGTTCTTTGGTCATCAGCTTTGGATGAACCTAAACAGAAAAAAGAAATCGTATTTAATTCAGGTAAGGATTTTGAAAATGAACGTGAACGATTATTGAAGGAAGGAGGAAATGGATAAATGGCGACTGAATTAGGTAAAGCATATATTCAAATTGTTCCTTCAGCCAAAGGCATTAGTGGCGCTATAAAAGGCCAATTAGATCCAGAGGCGGCATCTGCTGGTTCAAGTGCTGGTGAATCACTTAGTGGAAGACTTATATCAGTAGTTAAAGCTGCTATTGTGACAGCCGGTATTGGTAAAGTTATTGGCACATCTATCACTGAAGGTTCTGCACTGCAACAATCACTTGGTGGTGTTGAGACTATCTTTAAGACATCAGCGGGTAAGGTTAAAGAATATGCCAATCAAGCTTATAAAACGTCTGGTATGTCAGCTAATTCCTACATGGAAAACGTAACTAGTTTTTCAGCAAGTTTATTACAATCACTTGGTGGTAATACTGGTAAAGCAGCTGATGTAGCTAACATGGCCATGATTGATATGAGTGATAATGCTAACAAGTTCGGTAGCAATATGGGCGACATTCAAAATGCGTACCAGGGCTTTGCTAAGCAAAATTACACAATGCTTGATAACTTGAAACTTGGTTATGGTGGTACTAAGTCAGAAATGGAAAGATTGCTTGCTGACGCTACTAAGTTAACTGGTGTTAAATATGACATTAACAATCTATCTGATGTTTACAATGCTATTCATGCTATTCAAGGTGATTTAAATATCACAGGAACTACAGCTAAGGAAGCTGCTACTACTTTCAGTGGATCGTTTGATTCTATGAAAGCATCAGCTCAAAACGTTCTGGGGAATTTAGCTTTAGGTAAAGATTTAGGACCATCACTAAGTGCATTAAGTGAAACGACTTCTAATTTCTTGCTTAATAACTTTTTACCAATGGTTACTAACATAATCAAAGGTTTGCCAGGTGCAATTGGAACTTTTGCTACCGAGTTTGGTAGTAAGTTAGCATCTGCTGGACGTGATGGAGCTAGTCAATTAGGTTTGGCCTTAAACGTTGGACTGGTTGGGATTGGTGCTCAAATGAGTACAGCACTCCAACCATTAGTGACTGGTATTCAAACTATGTTTGGACAATTGCCAGCTCTATTCACAACGGTAGCTAGTGCCATCACTCCAGTTATAGCAATGATTGCTAATGCTATAACTCAAATGGACTTTAGTGGTATTCAAGCGGTTCTTTCAGCCATAATTCCAGCCATAAGTGCTGGATTTAGTACCATGATGGCGATTATCCAACCAGCGATTCAAGGAGTTATCACATCATTCACCGGATTATGGAATGCGGCTCAGCCATTGATCAGTATGTTGGCTAGTGCCTTAATGCCAGCATTTCAAATTTTAGGTTCATTTCTAGGCGGTGTGTTCAAAGGTGCATTAATGGGTGTACAAGTGATTTTTGACGCCTTAAAAGTAGTCATTCAAGTTTTAACTCCAGTAGTTGGTGTGTTGGTCACAGCATTTAAAGCTATCGCACCAGTACTTCAAACTATTGCGCAATGGATTGGTACGGTAATTGGAACTTTTGGCACTTTTGGTGGTGCTGGTACCACTTTAAAATCCATTATGAGTTCTGCATGGTCGGGTATTAAAACTGCGGTGTCGGTAGCGGGTACTGGGATTAAAGCAGTCATTGCGGCAATCAAAACAGTATTTAGCGCCTTGGGTTCTGCAGGTGGATCCTTAAAGGGATTACTTAGTGCCGCCTGGTCTGGGATAAAATCAGCTGTTTCTGCAGCCGGTTCCGGAATAAAGTCAGTGGTCAGTGCAGTTAAGTCTGTATTTACTAGTTTAGGCAGTGCCGGCTCATCTTTAAAATCAGTGCTTTCAAGTGCATGGTCAGGAATCACCAGCGCTGTATCGAGTGCCAAAGGTACCATCAGCAGTGTGGTTTCAAGCATTAAATCTAAATTCAAAAGTCTCGGTGATATCAATTTACTAAGTATTGGTAAACATATTATTAGCGGTTTGATTCAAGGTATTAATTCAATGGTCAGTGAAGTTGGTAATGCTATTTCTAGGATTGCTAATAAGGTTACAAGCGGAATTAGAAAAGCCTTAAAGATTCATTCACCATCAAGGGTTACAGCTGAACTTGGTATGTATACAGGTAAAGGTTTCGTAAACGGTATTGAATCAATGATTCCTGCCGCCGGTAAAATGGCTGACAAACTTTCAGCTGAAGCAATGATGGATACGAAAGATTCAACTTCGTTTGGTTTGAATCCTGGTCAAATCAGCAAAGTTACGAGCGTTGATTTTAACCAGGTTAATTCAGCTAATGAAACAGAATCTACTATTATAAGTCAGCTAAATGATGTGATGTCATTGTTGGCAAGAGATCCACAGTATCAAGTTGTTTTGGATAGTGGAACTTTAGCTGGTGAATTAACTCCAAAAGTGGATAATCAACTAGCTACTAATTGGCGGAAAAATGATAACAAGATTGGAAGGTGATTAATTGATGGATAGATATTTTACATTTAACGGAATGAGTTCCAAAGACTTTGACTTACTGATTCAAAATGATTTTGAAGTTGAATCAGGTGATTCGGATGTAAGTTACACATCAATCCCTGGTCGAAATCTTGATATTGTCAATTCCAATAATCGTTATAAAAATGGATCAATTAAATATGAATGTTTCATTGATATTCGAAACTTTAAGAAGTCTTTCTATCATGACTTATCAAAGTTGAGACGTGATCTAATATCTTGGCTACAAGTCAAAGAAAATTTTAATAGTTACTCCAAATTAATTGATAATTTGGACGAAGATTATTTCTATCTGGCTAGATTATCGAAATCGCCAACCATGTCTTATATCAATTCGAAGTGTGCCAATTTAACGCTAGAATTTAATGTTGGACCAGATAAATATAGGCTTGATGGACTAGATTTTAACGAGATTGAATCAGATAGAAGTGTGATTAACTTTGAATCACTTCGTAGCTATCCAGTCATCAAAATTGAGGGTACAGGAGCTATTAATTTAACTGTGAATGGAATTATATATAAACTCACAAATGTTGGTGAAGTAGCTTATATTGACTGTGAGAAGCACCGAATTTATGACGATTCAGGACTGAAAAATAATATTGGTGTGTTTCCTAATTACCAATTTCCAGTTTTGGACCCTGGTCAAAATGAAATCAGTTGGGATAATGCTGATGCTAAAGTTTCAATTAAATTTAATTGGAGGACATTCATATGATGAATAAATATATGGAATATCCAGTTTTATTTGATAAATCAACTGATGACTTCAGTACTCAAGGAATTGGTGTTTTAACCGATTGTATTGATGTGGAAGTAACCAATGAATTTAACGAGTTGCCAGAATTATCACTTAGTTATTTAGCTAATGGCGATATTGCTAACGAACTTAAAAAAGGTCGTATCATTGTAGCAGACGTTGGAGAGAATTATTTAAAACAACGTTTTAGAATTGATGATGTTAAGAAATCATTTGATAACAAGATTGAGGTTACTGCTACTCACATTATCAATGATCTATCATTTAATACTTTAAAGCAGAATATTAGTGCTTCGGCAGTTACCCCGGCAGCTGCTTTTAATTTGCTCAAAAATGACCTTGAACAACCAGAACCATCTTTGGTCATGAAGTCATCAATTACGACACCAACCAATATTGATTGGCAGATGAATGTTATTGATAACGCAAAAAAAGCCCTTGGGGGTACCAACGGGTCGTTGCTGCAGATTTATAAGGGCGAATATTCATTTGATAACGACACCATCAATTATCAACCAAGGATTGGTAAACAAACTGGGAAAGTCATCCAATACGGGAAAGATTTAATTCAAGTTAATCAGGAAGAAAATATTTCTGAAACATATTCAGCTATCAAACCATTCAGCAAAGTTGGTTCTGGTGAAGAGGAACAAATGCTGTATCTTCCTGAACGAATTATCAAAGCTAATAGTAATTTTGAAAAATTACGAATACAAACTAAAGATTTCTCACAAGATAAAATTGAAACTGTGGATCAGTTACGAACTCGAACTAATAAATATATTTCTGATAACAAGGTTGGTATTCCTAAAGTCACACTTCAATTTGAAATGGAAGATATTAAAGATGACTTAGGTTTCGTTGATGAATTAGATATGGGTGACGAAGTTACTGTTTATTTCGCCAACCTTAATATTGATACGACTGCAAGAGTTATCAAAACAGTTTGGGATGGATTACTTCAAAGATACAAAACTGTTTCCATTGGAGATAAGCCAACTACTACATCTGATTACCAAACACAGCAGAATAATCAAATCAGTACCGTTGATAAGAATGTGACGGAAGTTGATAAAAATGTAACTGAAGTCGGTAAGGATGTCGAAACTGTTAAAGATGATATTTCTGATTTGAAAGATAAGGATAAAACCAAAGAGCAGTTAATGACTGACTTAAAGAACAAAGTTACTGGTGTCAAAGATGACGTATACAATTATGTTAATAGTTCCGGTGGTAGCGTTATTCAGGCTATTCCAGATCGTAATAATCCTACAGATTTGGTAGTTGGGACAAGTCGTAATTATGGTATGCGCTTGAATTCTAATGGTTTCTATTATGACGGCAAGGGGCGAGTTTCAATTGATAATAGAGGTAACGTTTATGCCGATAATTTTGTTGGTCAGAATATTACCGGTGTCTATATTACTGGTGGTGAAATTACTGGGGTAACCATTAGTGGTGATAGCGATATTTCGTTAGGTTCTGGATCAAGTAGAACATCAATTACTTCTTATGGATTTTCAACAAGTCATGCAACCATCACCCAGATTGACGGATTATCTAAAGTTGGTATGACAAGTGATGGATATATTTGGCTAAACGGTGCCAAGTTAACTGGAACCAGTGATGGGAAATTATTAGTTGGTGGAAGAGAGGTAGTCACTCAATGAGTGTAAATGCTGATGAAGTAATTAAAGACTTATCAAGTAAATTGGCTAATAAGGAAGTTGAAAACTCAATATTATTTATTGAAAATTCTCACTTAAAAGAACAACTTGAAAAAACAAATAAGGAGGAAAAGTAATTGGCAAACATTTACATCAAAACCAATGAAGTTGGAGCTGTCACTGACTATCTTAAATCTGATGAAGGCTCTGAATATAGTTTCAAAACTTTTGAAGATTTTAAACCCGATAGCACCTTGATTAAACAGGGTTACACATATGTTCATTTAATAGATATTGAATATCCATTATTTGAGAAACTTCATGATTACTATACGTTTTACGAAGGCCAATTACACCGACCTTATAACTTTAATCGAAAGATTATAGAAGATATTGAGAAAGGAGAAAGTAAATGAGTTTACCAGCGATTGTTTTAGACACACAAAAAAACGTCCCTATTTATCCATTGACTTTGAAAATTCGGCAAGGAGACACAGGAGACGTTCTAAATGTGACATTAGGAAACGGTTTTAAAGGTCATGACAATCTAACCAATACAGTTATTTCGCTAATGGCGGTTAGACAAGACCAAACGTTGATTAAGCAAGAAGTAGCAATCAAAAGTGGCAACACATTTCAAGTTACATTTTCAGATGCAATGTATGCTCAGACAGGCGATTTTGAAAGGGTGTATTTCAAAATTGGCGATGATTCAACTTCGGAAATTAAATTAAAAGTGCTAACTGGTACTGGTTCAATTTCTGATTCTGGAAATTATATTTCTGATTTGGAAACGTTAATATCACTAGCTAGAGGATATGTCACAGAATTAAATTCATTGCTTGGTAAATATGATAGTGCTATTGATGACACCATTACCAAGTTAACTGCTAAAATGACCGATTTCATTACCAAAGCTAGTCAAGATTTGGCTGACATCAAGAAACTATACAGTGATAGTCAAGCTCAATCCGTTAAAGATTCTCAAACACAGCGTGAAGGCTTTGACACAGCGTTCAAGAAGATGACTGCTGATGATACAGCTACATTTAATACTATTACTACCAACTTTAATAAGGTGATAAGTATCGGCAAGACACAGAATAGTGCTAACCAAACAGCATTTAATAAGTCACAAACTGATAATAAAGCTGTATTCACTAAATCACAGACAGATAACGCTACTTCATTTAGTGATCAGTCTGACGATTTTGAATCACGCTATGTTAAGCAAAACGGTGACTTTGAGACGAGATTCAAAGCTAAGTTGGCTTCTTTCCAAGATGACTACGATACATTTAAGAAGTCATTAACTACTGATGTGGCAACACTTAGAAGCCAATTAGATAGTTTGGGTGTTGATACCAAAGCACTTCAAGCGAAAGCTGACAAGATAGTAGCTAGTTTGCAAGAAGTCGATTTAAGTCAGATGGCTACTAACAAAGCCGACATTGGTAAATTGAGAACCGATCTAACTACTACTAATGGTAAATTTGCCAATTACACCAATACGACAGATTTAAATAAAGCTTTGGCTACTTATGTTCTAGCAACTAAGTTAACTGAAGTCTTAGGAGATTACAGTAAGTCTGATGATATTAAAGGTTGGATAGCTACATCAGCTAATCAGACTAAAGAATACGCTGCAGAAAGTATTAAAGAAATTGTTGGTGCTGCTCCTGAAACACTTGATACAATTGCTGAATTAGCAGCAGCTGTTACAGGAAATAAAACACTAGTCGATACACTCAATGGTGCAATCACATCAAAGGCAGATAAGACAGATGTAACAGCATTATCAAACCAGTTAAAAGATAAGATTGTTACGATTTCTGACGCCGATTATAAAGCACTCGAAGACGCTGGCACTGTTGACATGACTAAAATGTATATAACTCCGGAGGAATAAAATGACAATAAATTATGGCGGTAAGAAAATAGAAAAAATCAGATTTGGTGGTGCCGAATTTAGTGGTTCAAAAAAGTTGGATACTAATAGTATTTTATTTATAGGTGGTGCGTATATGCAGGGATTTCCAGTAGGTGAAGTATTTGCACCAAGTACAAATACAACAATGACGTTTCCTAACGTTGACGCAAATTGGACGGGGTTAAGCACAATTAATATATGGAGGCGGGCGAGCTCCGCCAGTGTCCCAACCGATCCCATATCAGTTGATGTAAATGCAATTGATACCCCTGTACAGATTTCAACACAAATGAGAGTCGCTAGAATTCGTCATGAGGGAAATACTCCAGATGAATTTAGTTTAACCACAAACTCAGCTTATAGTAGTTTGATAATTGGAGTAACAGTGTAAGGAGGAGATGCCAATTGAAATATCTAAAACGAAATCATTTCTGGTTTTTAACTGGAATGGAGACCTTTGCGCTAGGGTTGCTGTTTGCATCAAACGCTAATTTCATTGATAGACCGCCAACAACACCACCATTTATCGCAAGCGTTGATGATCCACCGTTTGCGATTGCCTTGATACTTGTTGGACTTTACACCATGTTTTCTTGTTTTGATGTCTTACACCATTCAACAAAAGATGTAATTACATTTATTTTATTGTTTGTTTGGACGTTCTATCTTGTAATTTTCTCAATCCATGACTTCACATCGCCAGTTTTCATGCCAAAGTTCACTACTGTTTTTATTTTGTTTATCGTTATTAGAATTTTATTTGAAGCGTTTTGGAGTGATCCTAATGATTGACACAATCAAAGTAGCAATCTCTGCAGTTATTGGTGGTGTAGTGACTGGCGTGTTTGGTGTCTGGCTACAAAGAGTTAAGAATCAAAGTTCCAATGAAAGTGTTTATGCTAATCATACTCAAGATTTGTTTGAGCGTTTGGACAAAATTACAAGTGAACGTGATGACTTAAAGAATCAAGTGATTGAGTTACAAGGACAGGTCAAAACGTTAAACGCACAAATTAAGACACTTAATACTAAGTTTGATGAATTTAATAAAATTGAAAGGACAAACGAACATGAACAATAAAACATACGATATTTTGAAATGGGGAGTTATCACAGTTTTACCAGCTCTTTCAGTGCTTATTGCCACTATTGGCAACACTTTGAACTTCGCCAATACAAATACAGTTATTATCATTTTGAACGCTGTAACAGTCTTTCTAGGTACATTGATTGGTGTTTCAAGCGTGAAATATAATAAGGAGGATAACATTAATGGATAGTACACATTTTAGATTCGATACACCATTAGTTGGTGTTCCACCATTTGGACAAGTACACGCTCATTCAACAGCTAATTCAGGTTCTACTGCGGAGAATGAGGCTACTTTTATGAGCCACAAAAACTTAGAAGGTGGTTATTTCACTCATGTGGTTGGCAATGGAAAAATCTTTCAAACATGCCCAACAAACCGAGGTGCTTGGGATGTTGGTGGTGGTTGGAATTCTTGGGGATATGCTAGTGTTGAATTGATTGAAAGTCACAAAACCAAAGCTGAATTCATGATTGATTATAAATTGTACGTGAACTTGCTTCGTGAATTAGCCGTTGAGGCTGGGGTTCCAATCACTTTGGACACTTCAAAATATGGAATCGTGACACATCAATACTGCACTAACAACCAACCGGATAATGAAAGCAATCATGTTGATCCATATCCCTATTTGGCAAAATGGGGTATTAGTAAATCACAATTTCAGCATGATATTGCTAATGGTATGAATACCGAAGTGAAACCTAAAACCAATATTTCTAACGTAGTTCAAGTTTTGGATAGTAAATCATTCAAGACATTTACTACTTATAATGGTGCTGGAAAAGCTAACGTTGGTTCTTGGATTACACCTAATTCAAAATGGATCAGTAATGAAATTAAGATTATTAATAATAACCCTTATTATAAAATTGGTAGTGATATTTACTTACCACAATCATCTACAACAATGGCTGGTAAGGTAGTCATAAACTCTGATGTATCTATTGATAGCATTGATAAGAATGGCAAAGCCAACGGTAAACTAAATGGTGGAAGTGATTGGAAGTATTCGGCGTTAGTTAATATTGCTAATGTTGGTTGGTGTTATCAGATTGCCACAGATATGTTTCTACCTATTAAATTCAACATCGGTTCTGGATATAAAGGTAATTAGAAAATCAATATTCAAATATATCAAACTGGTGGTATCACATTTATTGACTATTTGATATATTTAATAAGTTCCATAAACAAGGTGATTAGTTCTTAATCTGATTTTGCTTACTTGGCGTGGGTATGATTAAGAACCCCATTTTTTGACCTCATTCTATCAATTTAGAGTGAGGTTTTTTATTTTGCTTAATATGTATTACGACAATCTTAGTAAGGAAATTGATAAGTAGGGCGTCCACATTGGGTGCTCTATTTTTGTGTGGGATTATGTGGGCACAAATTATTTTGTGGGCGCAATGTGGGATAACTTTTTAAAAAGCTACAATTACATAGAATTGTGCAAACAAAAAAGCAACCCACAAACGTTGACTTAACAACATTCATGAATTGCTTTAAGTGTTTAGAAAAACTCTAAACTATGTATATTATGTCACAGGT